AAGTCGGCCGCCTCAGCCATCGCGTCCGCTGCGGCGATCGTCGGCCAGAAGGTCGCCATGATCGCCGGGAAGGTCGCTACCGGGGTGGCCACCGCCGCGCAATGGTTGTGGAACGCTGCGTTGACGGCTAACCCGATCGGCCTGGTGATCGCCGCGATCGTCGGGATTGTCGCCGCCCTGGTGCTCGCGTACAACAAGGTCGGCTGGTTCCGCGCAATCGTCGACACCGCATTCAGGTTCATCGGGAACGTGGTGAAATCGGTGGTCGGGTTCATCTCCAGCAACTGGAAGACCCTGCTCGCGATCCTCACCGGCCCGATCGGTATCGCGGTCCGGCTCATCACCGCGCACTGGTCCAAAATCAAGGCCGGGTTCGGTGCCGTGAAGAGCTTCATCGTCGGCGCGATCGCGGCCGTCGGCAACTACTTCAAGACCCGATGGAACGCGATCGCAGCGGTCGCCCGAGCGATCATCACCGGACTTAAGGCGGGCTGGTCGGCGGCCCGCAACTTTGTGACGTCGATGGTCGCCCGGATCGTCTCGACGGTTGTCGGGATCAAGAACCGGGTGCTGTCGTCGTTGCGTGCGGTGTTCCGCCCGCTGACCTCGGCGGCGACCACGGCCCGCAACTTTGTGACGTCGATGGTCGCCCGGATCGTCTCGACGGTTGTCGGGATCAAGAACCGGGTGCTGTCGTCGTTGCGTGCGGTGTTCCGCCCGCTGACCTCGGCGGCGACCACGGCCCGCAACTTTGTGACGTCGATGGTCGCCCGGATCGTCTCGACGGTTGTCGGGATCAAGAACCGGGTGACCGGATCGCTCGGCCGGGTGTTCGACACGCTGAAGAGTGGCGCAACGAAGGCCAAGAACTGGGTCGACGGCAAGGTCAGCGCCCTCGTAAACCTCATTACCGGGATTCCCCGGCGAATAGGCAACATGGCTTCCGCCATATCCGAGCCGTTCAAGTGGGCGTTCTCCCGCATCGCCCAATTCTGGAACAACACCGCCGGGAAGCTCTCGTTCACGGCGCCCTCGTGGGTGCCGGGTATCGGCGGTAAGGGCTTCTCGATGCCGAATCTCCCCACCTACCACACGGGCGGCGAAGTGCTCGGCCCGAAGGGCCAGGAAGTGCCCATCATGGCGCTCGCCGGTGAACGGGTGCTGTCCCTCAAGGAGACCGCCGCCTACGACGCCGGCCGCCCCTCCGGCCGTGGTGGCACCGATCCGATCTACCAACTGAGAGGTGCCACCGTGGAGCTTAACGTGAATGCCCGAGGGTTTGCCGACGCAATCCGCAAGGCTGAGCTGGTGCGCCGATGAAGCTCGGATATCTGGACCTCGGCGACGGTGCCGGTATCAGCGCGTCGCTTGAGGATGAGGTGCTGACCCTCTCCGGGTCGCTCGACGCCGGCGGGCTCGCCGACGCGTTCGGGCCGAGGGCCCAACTCGCCTCGATGCGCTCCGGGCTCATCCTCCCCCTCTACGCCGAAGAGGACGACAGGTTTGGCATGACCGAGCTGGACGGGCTCTACGAGCTGGGGCAGGTCGGCTCTGAGTACAGCCCCGGAATGCCGTGGGCGATGACCCTCCGGCGCCTCGCAACCGGGTCGGTTGAGGGTGAGGTGTCGTCGGTTGGCGCGATGTTCCCGACGCTCAGCCCGGCGGCGTTCGGCAACACCTGGGCGCGGGTTGGTGTGCCGGGTGACGTTGCCGCTCAAGGACCTACCGTCAACGCTGACGAGACGGTCGACCTGGATGAGGGGCGGGTGCGGACGGTCTCGCACTCGTCACTGGAGCAGGCATGGACAGCGTTTACGTGTTCGCCGGGGGAGTGGCTTGCCGGGTCACCGAGGATCGAGATTCAGTTGGCGGGCGCATGGTGGCCGATCCACGGCCAGCCGCCCGCTGGAGTGCCCGTCAGGGTCCACAACGGCCGTGTCGGGTTTCGGCTGCCAACAGGAGGGTCGACCGCGGCCGCGCTGCGCATCAACGCGGCTGGCGCCGTGGATCGCACGTACGGGGTCACCATTTCGGACAGTGGCGGGTTTCAGGGCCCGGTCGCAGCCGCGGGCGTCGAGGTTGTCCGTGCCGACTCGGAGATGGTGTGGGTCCGGTGGGTTCAGAAGCGCCAGGACCTGGCGAACGCCAGGCAGCTCTCCGGCCTGTCCTCCGATCTGGTGGTTCGCCGCGGCGTGTCGGGTCTCACCCTGTCTATGTCGATCTCATCGCGAATCTCGATCGCCGCCAGCAACAATGGGGCGCAACTCGACACCCCGGCGACCACGACGGTCGGCGCTAAGGCGGGCGACCTCTACTTCGTTGGCCAGCAGTCCTGCTCAGTGTCGGGCACGACATCGACCTTGATCAACTCGCTCCCTCTCGTGAGGATTGAGAGCGGGGGGACGCACCGCACCAGGGCGTGGGCAGCACCGACGATTTGGGTGCTCAGGTGATCGAGGAACGCATAGAGGCCGCTGGCGGTGGAACCGTCGAGCTGATTGATCCCCCCGGCCGGATCGTGGCGGCGATTGGTCATGTCGGCCATTCGGCGACGTCGTGGGTGATGGTCACACCGGGCCGCATCCCACCTTGGGCACTGGCGGCGATGACCCGTTCGGACGTGGCCAGCCTCGCCTCTGCCACCGCGCTACTCACCCAGACGAGCCGGACAGGCAGCACCCTAGAACTCGGGCTCTCAGGGCTCTCCCACTACATGGCCGATTCGTCCGGCCAGACCGAGGCCGGGATTATCCCCGGCCTATTTGTCGGGTCGAACCTCACCCTCGCCGACTGCGCGGCGCTCTACATCGGCACCACATCGTTCTCCAATGTTCGACGGGGCACAATCTCGGCCGGGATCGGAGCGCCAGCGAACGTCACCCTCGACGGCGAGCACCACGACTCGCTCAGTTTCACCAAGTGGCTCGCCTACCAATTTCGGGCCAGCTGGCGGGTGATCCTCAAGTCCACCGCAGATGGCATGTGGCCGCACGTCGACATCGGCACGCTCGGCGACCTCTGGGGCAACGAGCTACTTACCCGGCATCTAGTCACCCCCGACATGGCCTCAGCGCCGCCGATGGACGGGACTTGGCTCGTGGGCTCCGCCGTTGGCTCGTGTCGGATCATCCGAGGGAAGGTCAAGCAGGACGGCAACGGCGAAGGGCTGATCTCTGACAGCTGGGTTCACGCCGACCCGAAGGACAACGACATCCCTGCGATCGTCGGCCGTGCAACCGCTGCACTCGACGTCCAACACGTCAACGGGCTCGGGTACCTCCGCCGCCACAAGCGATTCCAGTCAACCAACAAATGGCCCAACGCAACTCGCATGGATGCCGTCGCTGAACAGGTGCTCTCCATCGAGGGCCAACCGATCGAGTCGTGGTCACTCGACATCGACGACCCTACCGATATCGGACGTCTCCCGCTCGGTGCGCCGGTCGGGCTTATGGATGCCAAGGCGGGGATCTTCGACACCGACACTGAGGCCCAGGTTGGCGCCCACGGTGCCGCCCCCAAGCTCGGTGCGCGGGTGATTGCCCGCAAACTCCCTTGGCGTGAGGGGATGGGCTGCTATCTCGCCCACGCCGGAACCGATGAGGGCTGGCGGGTTATTGACCTATCGCCCTATATCGACGAAGAGGAAGGGGCGGTGGAGATCGCCCAGACCGTCGGCCGGTCGACGCTCGCTGACGCCATCTCTGGCACCGCCCGCATCTAACCCCCCACCTGGAGGACTTCCATGAAACGGCTCACCCTTGCACTCGCCGCGCTCGTCATGCTGACCGCATGCGAGCCGTCACCACCGGCAACGCTGGTGATCGGCGACAGTAACACGGTCGGCAACTCGTGGGTGACCATGCTCGGCCCGAACTGCACACCCGACGTGTGGGCCTGGGGCGGAGTCGGCGTCTTCTGGGGGTCATCCACCTACGCTGGGGGTATCAGCCTCTCTAACCATTACGAGACGATTCTGGCCGACCGCCCCGGCGCCCATGTGGCCGTGATGCTGGGGACCAATGACGCCGTGCACACCAATCAGCCGATCCCAACCGTCGCCCAGCTCAACACGTTGGCCGGGCAGATGGTTAGCGCCGGGGCCGCGTCGGTCCGCTGGGTCACCATCCCACCGCTAGCCGACACGCAGCCCACGGCGAAGCGTCAGCGAGTCGCTGACTGGAATGCAGCCATCCTCGCCACGCCGAACGCCGTGGACTTGCGCAGTGCTTTGGGGTCGACCTTGGACCCGTCCGAGCGCGTCGATTCGATTCACCTCTCGCCTGAAGGCCATGGGGCGCTCGCCTATGTGGCCGCAGGGTCACCGATCTGCCAGTGACCCCCTAAGCGTCCGTCTGCGGGTCGTCATCAGGGGCCCGCACCAACCACCAGACCGGGACCCCGCTCGTCGCCATGGCGTGACCTGACGGCCCCGGAAATGAACGGAGGACCCCGATGGACGAGAACGACACCGAACGCGCCGCCGTGGCCGCACTGCTCGCCGATGACCCCGACGTCGAGGTGATCGACACCGTGGCCGACGCGGTCGACGACAACCCGGAGCATGGTGCCAACGCCCCTGGAGACGAGTTCGGCACATGAGGTCCACCGCCGAGCTGCGCATCCTGTGGGCACCCGCGTGTACCCCACCGTTCGCCCGCTACACCCTCCACGGTGGCGGCGTCGTGACCGTGGACGTGCTGGTCGTGGACGCCCTGAAGGCTCTCAACGCCGTGCTGATCGACTGGGACTACCGCACCCGCCGGGCCGACACGGGCGCCTACAACTGCCGACAGATCACCGGCGGCACCAACTACAGCCTGCACGCCTACGGCATCGCAGTCGACCTCAACTGGTCGACCAACCCCTACGGCCGCACCCTCGTCACCGACATGCCCATCGGCATGATCGAGGCGATCGAGGGCATCCGCACCGCGTCCGGCGTGCAGGTGTGGCGCTGGGGTGGCCGGTACTCCAACAACAAGGACGCCATGCACTTCGAGGTTGTCGCCTCGCCCGCTGAACTCGTCCGTGGCATCCGATCCACCACCACCAACCCAACCCCCCAACCCCCCAACAGCGAGGACCTGGACATGGACGAGAAGCGACTGCGCGAGATCGTGCGCGAAGAGACCGAGCGAGGCGGCAACCGGACCATCGAGTTCCTGACCAAAGTGATCGGCTCCGAAACCGAGCGCGGCAGCAACCGGACCATCGAGTTCCTGACCAAAGTGATCGGCTCCGCCGTCACCCAGATCAAGGGGAGATAGCCCGGTGCTGCTCGCCCAAGACTTCGTCGCCCTCCTCGACAAGCTCCCCAGGGACCTGATCGGGGTAGCGCTCGCCGCCGCGGGCGGGTACTTCCTGTGGCTCAAGTTCACCGCCTACGTCGACGGCCTAATGGGCGAGGAACGCGCCCGGTGCGACAAGGAGATTGAGGACCTCAAGACGGGGCAAGGTGAGCTGAAGGGCGAGATCCGGGCGATGCGCGTCTGGCGTGATCTCGCCTGGTGGCTCCGGAGCGAGTGCATCCGGCTCGGTGCCACCGAAGCCGACCTAGAACAGCGCTGGCCCAAGGAGGACCAATGAGCACCCCGTACGACTTCGAGTCCGACCCGCCCACCCCGAAGCAGCGTGCCATTCGCACCACCGTGCAGGGCCTCGTTGGCATGGTCGTCGCCCTGCTGGCGATGGCCGGCCTCGACGTACCTCCGGCGCAGGTGATCCCAATCACCGCCGGGCTCGTGATTCTGGCCAGCTGGGCTCAGAACGGCTACGACGCCGCCCGCAAAGCCCGCCGCTAGGCTGCAGGCCTTGCCCGCTGCAGGCCTTGCCCGGGGGGCTACGGCTCCCAGGGTGACGGGGCAGGCCGGGCCAACGCCGCCCGCGAAACCGTCTGGTTCTCCCCACACTGCCTCGACGCCGCACACAGCCAACCCGAACTGTTCGCCGTGCGCCCCTAACCCGCACACCCAACCGACCGATACCCTCGCCCCACCCCTCACCGGGTGGGGCTGCTGGTCGCGCTTTGGTCGCGATTTCGCTGCTCGTTGCGTCATTCTGCGTCACCCGGACCCTCCAAATGCACGCAGAATGACGCAGCGGCACGCAGCGACACCTTACCCTGACAGGTTCGAATCCTACCCGGCCCACACTTAGAGCCGGTGTCACTTTCGCCTACGGGTGACAGGTGGCCCCGGCTCTTCCGCGTACCGGGCCTTACGCCCGTTGGTCGCGGTGCTGGTCGCGAACGGTCGGACCGCTGCTAGTTTGGGTGGATGGACACTGCCCCCCAAGCGCCCCAGGCGATCACCTGCATCGAGTCCGACGGGCCAAACGGCGACGGCGTGTGGTCCAACTCAAGGCGGTACGTCGCGTCGCTCACACCATCCCTGCCGGGATCGGCGCACCCCCGACCCGTGCGGCAACCCGCACCAACTCGGGGTCTACCTTGGCGACAACGGCAAAGGAGTCGCATGTTGTGAGCGGCGAGACGTCCGGTGCAGCCCACTCGACTGTCCGAGCCAGCTCGTCGACCTTGAGCCGCGTGCCGTCGATGCGTAGCGCACCGCCGCACACGTCCGGCGTGGCCACCAGCCCCGGCACGAGGTCACCGGACCGGAGTCGGCCCACCAGATCACACAGCGTGTCCGCGTGGCACGGGGCATCGAGCGGGCACCAGCAGGAGAGCACGTCAGCGGTCACCAGCGGGGCGAGATGGCGGGCGAGTTCGATCGGCTCGTCCTTGACCCGCTTACGAGAAGACGACTCGTACGCCCATGCGGCGCGAGTGTTTGCTGCTGCCCGGTCGGCGTACAGGCCCCCGCAGAACCCCGGACCATCGACCATCACGGCGTAGCGAACACCTAGCCCGCCATCGTCGACGACCTTGGCCGGGTTGCCCCAGCGGGTCGGGCGGCCCACGTATTGGGCTCGAACGTGCTGTCGAGTCAGGTGCCTCCAAGGCGCAACATTGACGCCACACGCCTGGTATAGCCCGTCACCCATGGTGATCCACCCGCACCCGTCAGGGTCACCGGGCAGCACCAGCGACGGGACACCACGGCGCCGCTGGCCACGGATTGGTTTGGTGCTCATAGGCCCCTCACCGCATCGAGCAGCGAGTTGAGGTCGCCCAGCTCTTCGCGTGTGCCGGCCAGCTCTTCGGCCAGCTCGTCCATAAGGTCGGCCGCCCGGGCGGCAGTCTTCGGTGTCACGTCAGGCTCACGCAGGTTGCGCACCATTCGCACAACGTCGTACCCATTGACCGTCATCTCATGCTCCTATCGTTAGGCCCGCTGCGATGGTCACAGCGGGCAGTCGTCACGTCATCGTGCAGCACCTCACGCGGGCCGAACGCCTTGCCGTTTCGGGTCGCCCACAAGCCCAACAGCGACCACCCCGCGAGCATCACCAGATGCCCCCACCAGGCGACCGCTTTCCTTTCGTCAGGGTCACGGGGGCGCTGGCCACGGACCGGGGCGGTCATGAGCGCTCTTCCAACCACTCGGCCTCTTCCAACCCGCTCTCCCGGCTCCAATAGTGTGCCGGGTTCGCTACGATGTCGTGTCGCCACGTCTCGCAGCATTCTCCAATGTGCCATTCCAACGACGCCGCACGCCCGCGTGGCGGCATCGTTGAATCGCAACTCGGACACTTCGCCAAGGTCCAACACTTTTCATCGCACCCGGCTCGCTCTAATGCGTCGCTCATCTCATGCTCCTAGATCGTCTGTTGTTGGACTGGGGGAAGTGCTGGATGACCTCGCCATCGAGGAGGTGGCCGCCAGGGCGACGCTTCATCGTTCGG